TGTAGCGTATGACACTACTAATAATGTTTTTTTAATTAGTTACGCCGATGCGTCAAATGATGGCTCGGGTATAGTGTTGCAAATTGCCTACACCTCCACCAACCTCACCGCTGAGAACTACATCGGTATGTCTCAGGGCGGCTCTGTAGCAGACGGTAGTAGCGCCACGGTAGACATCATCGGCTCACTCAGCACAAACCAGTCTGGCCTCACGGCAGGGCAGCAATATTACGTCCAGACAGACGGGACGATAGGCGAGACCGCTGCCGATCCAAGTGTCTTTGCAGGGACAGCAATATCTGCTACAAGTTTAGTAGTAAAAACATAAGGCGACGCCATGCCGTTAATTCCGCTCAACATCCCAGCAGGTCAATACAGAAACGGCACTGAGTTTCAGTCTCAGGGGCGCTGGCGTGACGCAGACCTTGTTAGGTGGCATGAGGGGGCGTTGCGTCCTGTGGGCGGATGGCGTCAGCGCGGAAGCGTGGACATCGACGGCGTTGCTCGTTCAATGGTTGCGTGGGAAGACAATTCAAACAACAGGCGCATAGCTTTTGGTACGCACAACAAGCTGTACGCTATGGGGTCAGGGGATACGGTCAGCGACATTACTCCAGCCGGGTTCACGTCTGGCAGAGTGGACGCCACGGCGTTTACTGGGTACGGCGCAAAAACCTTTGGCGGTGGTCTTTACGGGCTTCCGGTAGAGGATACCAACAACATCCTCAAAGCAACCACATGGTCGTTGGAAAATTGGGGTGAGTACCTTTTGGGATGCACAGCTGACGATGGCAAGATTTACCAGTGGCAGCTCGACAGTTCTACTCCAGCCGCCGTTTTGTCAAATGCGCCAGTAGACTGCTCCGCAATGATGGTAACGGAAGAGCGCTTTGTGTTTGCACTGGGCGCTGGAGGAAACCCCAGAAACGTCTCATGGTCCGACCGTGAAGACAACAACACATGGACACCCGCAGCCACAAACGAAGCTGGTGACATCGAAATACAAACAAACGGTGTAATATTAAAAGGTCTCCGCACACGCGGTCAGGCGTTGATACTTACCGACCAAGACGCCCACACAGCAACATATAGTGGCCCGCCATTTGTGTATGGTTTTCAAAGAGTTGGAACGTCCTGCGGTTTGATTGCTGCAAACGCTGCCGCGTCAATAGATCAGGGCGTTATCTGGATGGGTCAGCGCTCGTTCTTCACTTACAGCGGCGGCGCGGTTCAACCGCTGCAATGCGATGTCGCCGATTATGTATTCAGCGACATGAATAGCGACCAGAAGTCTAAAGTACACGCCGTGGTCAACAGCCGCTTCAACGAAATTTGGTGGTTTTATCCCAGCGGATCAAGCATCGAGTGCGATAGATATGTCGCGTATGACTACGCAGAAAACGTATGGATGACAGGCACTATTGACAGAACTGCCGGTGTGGATCGCGGCGTATTCCGCCAACCTCTTTGGATTTCTGCTGAAGGAATTCTATATGAGCAAGAAATAGGATTTAGTTACAGCGGAGTTTCGCCATTCGCAGAAACAGGGCCAATCTTGCTTGGAGCCGGGGATCAAGTGATGAGTGTTAAGGGGTTAATACCTGACGAAAAAACACTCGGGGATGTCAGTGCTTCTTTCAAAACTCGCTTTTACCCAACGGGCGAGGAAAAGACGCACGGCCCTTACAGCATGGAAAACCCAACGAGCCTAAGATTTACGGGCCGTCAGGTGAGAATGCGCGTCACTGGAGACGCCTCCTCAAGCTGGCGTGTCGGAATTATGCGGCTTGACGCGGTAGCTGGCGGTCGCAGATGAGCAGAATTGTTCCACCCCTCGCGCCAGACATTCGGCAATGGGCTGAGAATTTGCGCATCTATCTTAGCCGCGCTTTAGACCAGATGAGCTTCAAGGAGACCTATTCGTCTGCATCCGAAAATGGCGTCTTGCTGTGGGATAACGTGAACGGCTATCCGGTGGTCAGCAAAAACGGAGAATGGCGTCAGGTCGTGCTTGAGGATGGCCACGGCGACTTTTACATTGCCGCAGATGTGACGGCGGCAAGCGCAAACACGGCTTACAAGTTGACATATACAGCGGAAGCCTCAAACGATGGAATTACGCTCGGCACGCCAGCGAGTAGGATTGTGTTTGAAGAGGCTGGTGAATACGTCATAGCCTTTTCCGCGCAGATTTCGTCTACATCGGCAAGCACTGTGCATTTTTACTTCTGGCCCAGCGTCAACGGCACAGACATTAACAACAGCGCAATGACCACTGCCTTGCACCAAAACAACGCAACGCTGGTGACTTCTCGCACGCAGATATTTACGGTTGCAGCCAACGATTACCTTGAGGTCAATTGGATGGTGGATAGCACTGACGGCTTTCTTAACGCAACTGCCGCTGCGTCACCCGTTCCTAATATTCCGGCCTCAACTTTGTCGATCACGAGGCTGCATGGCTAGGGGTGTCAAAGTGCAAGAAATATGTTATAAATGTTTAAACCGTTCGGAGTAATAAAATGGGCATTATGGATTTTTTATTTGGCTCACCTTCGCAAGAAGGCCAACTTGATCCGCGAATAGAAGCGGCGAGAAACTTTTTGCTTGAACAAGCTATGCAGCAATCCAGCGCAGGGCCAGTAAATGTTCCTCAATATCAAGCGGTTGCTCCGGCAGCAATGTATAGCGGCACAAATGATCTTCTTAGCTCTCTTGGCTTGGGAACGGTTGCACCTCCATCAATGCCCACAGTAAATGTTGGCGGAGTTGAGGCTTATAGTAGCCAGCCATTCCAGGAGCAGATAGAAACTGCCTATGGAGAACAGTATCCCGGTCAATATGAATTTTTAAGGTCGTTTTATAGAGACCCTGTTACTGGAGAACCCGGCACTCGATCATATGGCTATGTTGATCCAAATGCGCCTGTAAATATGCCCGGTGGCGGTGGACAAAGCCAATATAATAATAGTGACTCTGATAGCACTGCCGCAGCAATTCAAAGGCATTACGAATTATTTCCTGAAGCTGATCCCGGTGCAAGCACATACGGTTATGTAAACGAAGATGGTTTTATTGACGCCCCTGCTCCTTCTTCTGGATTTATGTCGGGCGGCGGCGCTGATGGGGTGGGCAATTTTGGCGCTGTTGGAGATTTCTTTGGAGGTATCGGCAATGCGCTCGGGATTACTGATTATAAATTGTGATGAAAGGTTGTTCCAATGATTGGTTCAAATGTATTTGGTCAAGCCCAAGGATACCAAAGTCAAGCGGGTGATATTTACGGGAGCTTGGGAAGTTTCAGTCCAACAAATATGCAAGCTGCACAAGCTGGTCCCGCAAGTTTAATGAACGCTGCACAGTTGGGAGAAGCTGAAAGGATGCAAGGTGTCGGTGCTGTTAGGTCTGCTCAAGCGCCGGGACAAATTGCTGTTAACCAGCTTGCTTCAACCAACCTTGACCCATATATGAGTCCCTATACGCAAAATGTCATTGAGCAGGGTCAGGCTGATATTGAACGCCAGCGTCAACTTGCATCAAACCAATTGGGCGCACAGGCGCAATCTGCGGGTGCTTTCGGTGGCTCTCGTCAAGCGGTGCAAGAGGGTGTGCTTGCTGGTGAGGCTCTGCGTCAAGCGGGTCAACTGTCCGCGCAACAACGGCAACAAGCGTTCACTCAAGCACTTCAATCTGGACAGTTCGACATTGGCAACGTGCAACAGGCGAGATCACTTGCATCTGGTCAGCAGTTTCAGGCAAATCAATTAGGACAGCAAGCCCGTGAAGCTGCGGCGGCGCGTGAGCAAGCGGCGCGTGCGGGTAACATGGCGGCAGCAAACCAATTTGCTATGCAGCAAGCTCAATTTGAACAACAAGCAAACCAGCTAAACCAAGCGGCTCAAAATACTTTTGCACAAGCACAAGCTAATCGTCAGCAACAAGCAAATCAAGGCAATTATCAGGGCCAATTCCAAGCAGCAGGAGTCCAATCTGGTGCGGCTGGCGGTATGCGTGGCCTTGGATCAACTATGTTTGGTCAAGGTATGACAGGACTGCAACAGCAACAAGCGGCAGCGGCGAGAGCGCAAGCTGCACAACAAGCAATGCTGGATGCTGGGCGTCAACAAACATTAGCAAACCTTGGTTATCCCGCGCAAGCATTGCAAACTGGCACTGGCACGCTGTCGGCGCTTCCACGGGCCTCCGTAACGCAAGGTGGGACGCCCGGCGTATTCGGAACTTTAGCAGCTTTCAGTGGCCTTCCTGGCATTGGATAAATAAATGGACTTAACGCAACGAGACCTATTAGCAAAGACACTGCAAGCCGAGGCTGGAAACCAAGGTTACAATGGCATGGTTGCTGTTGGTTCAGTAATTATGAACCGTCTTGCTGGCGGCAGTGATCTTGGTAAAGTCATTTTGCAGCCGGGTCATTTTTCTGCGTGGAATAGCACCACTGGTTATGCTGGCGGCGAACAAGGCCAAGATATGGACTTTACGCCAAGTGCAAGAGCGTATGAAGTTGCTGACGCCTTGCTTTCTGGTAATTATGAAGACCCGACAGGCGGTGCCACCCACTACTATAACCCACAGATTTCCGATCCAACTTGGGGTCAATCTGGAGGTGGTGATTGGCAAACTATAGGTCAACACGTTTTTGGAAAAGCAAATATGGCAGGTCCAAAACCAATTCCCAACAACGGGACAATGACAAAATCTTTGGAAGCCAAAATCTTTGAAGGAGCTTCAGCAATGGACGGACAACCT